CAGGTTGTAGGCGAAGTCCACAATCGCATTGAAGGTGGCCCAGTTGGACGTGGTCAACGCCAGCGCCAACAGCCCCGGACATTGCCGCACCACGCCCGGGGCGTAGGTGTGCAGCAGCTCCACTTTGAGCCACTGCTCGGCCGTTTCCTTGCTGATAGGCACATCGTCCATCGTCACCTTGCGCCCGTCGGGGCGGTAGACCGTGCCATACCCCTGGGTGGGAAACCCAGCGGGGCAGATGTAGGGGTAGATCAAGCCGTCTTTGCCGACACGATGCAGCCCCTCAAACCGCTTGCACAGCTCGGTGGCGATGTCCAGTTTCACGCAAGCCCCCGCTTGGCCAGGGTGCGATCCAGGAACCAGTAGTTCAGCGTGCCTGCAACCAGGGCGCTGAAGTCCGGGGACATCATGGTCTTGAAGACCTCGGCCGGGACCGCGCCGTTGAGCCAGGCGTTCCAGGCAAACCAAACGTGGACAAAGGACCAGATGAAGAGAATCCAGTAGGTCACGACCGGGCGCACCGAGGCGCTCAGGCTCGCGACCCAACCGCCAGCAGCCTTGACCATCTCGGTCTGCTGCTGGATCGCAGCGTTGAAGGCGTCCATGACGCCCACATCAATGGCCGCTTCGCGTTGTGCGCCGATCTCGGCGAGCTTCTGCTGGCCGCGCTGGGCCTCCAGCTCGCACTGGCGCTGGAACATCGCTAGTTCGTGCTGGCGCTCGTTTTTCTTGTCCAGCCACTTGAGCACCTCTGGGGCCAGACGAAAAATGCCGCCGATCAGGGAGCCGAAGATGCCCCCGCCAAGAATATCAAGCATTGGAGCCTCCTCGGTTTGCGACGACCTGGTGGTCGCCCTTGGTCACGGTGACCTTCTCGCCTTCCACAGCCACACGCATAGGTTGTTCCTGCCGATCCAGCCGGTCGAGCTTGTCGATGAGGTGCTGGATGACCTGGAATTCAGGTTTTTCCTGCTTGGGCGTGGCCCCAGCAATGCCATTGAGCATGGAGATGAGCGCCGTGAGCGACGCGCCCAGCAGGCCCATAACGGCAGCAATCTTCTCCTGTTCGAGGAACAAGGAGGACACCACCCCGATGACGACGATCAGGGTGATGTAGAAGAGACCATGCTTCCCAATCGCCTTGCCTGCGATCTCCTTGGCCGGGCTCTGGGCCTCCAGGCGTCGAAGTTCGACTTCGGCCTCAGCCTTGATGCGGGCGATCTCGTGATCGCGGGACTGGTCGGTCATGATCTCTCCAGGGTTACATAGTCGCTCCCGATGCAGCGGGTACCGTCGTAATCTCGATGGCCACGGACCGTTTCAGGTCCAGTGGCTGGCCACAGTCGGAGCAGGTGTCTGCATCCAACTCGGCCTGATCGAGGTCATAGCCACACGCGCCACAGAGAACCTCTATGGCGTGTGCGGGCTCGATGCTGCCGTCAGGCAGCGTCCGTGACGGGCTTTGCAGCTTCATCGGAAAGTCCTGCGGCGGCCGCAGGCATCGGGATTTGGGGCTGCACTTCACCGTGAATGGCATTGACCAATTGGAATACTTCGCCATAGGGGCGCGATCCCAGGTACTGGAGGATGCCGTTGATGAGGGGCAGGGACACTTTCACTTCGTCTTTCATGGATATCTCCAAAGCATCGCTGAAATGGGGCAGCGATGGAACCCCATACCATTATGCAGCCCAGGGCAGCGGGGTATTTGCAGGGCTGACGGGCGGATTGATCATGGAATCAATCTGACCCTGCACGCAGGCTTGGGCGCTCTCAATTTGGTTGGCGGGAATCCAGCCGATCACGATCTGCTCAGTGAGCTGGTCGTAAGGGATGAACGAGCCTTCCTGATCGGCCGAGTTGAACTGCGTGTTGCCGCCGATGGAGGCAGTATTGCTGCCGTCTACACCGGTCACGGTCCACAGCACGTTGACCACGTAGTTGGGGTCAGGCTGCTGCAAGGTGTACATCGCGTCGATGGTGGTCGTGAAAGTGGTCATGGTCTAGGCTCCTTGAGTGGGCGGATTGGGGTCATATGGCTGGGGCGACGGCTGGCTCCAAGCGTAGTTGGCGATGTTGAGGTAATACGCCTCATCCAACACCGTGGATGCCTGCGGGTCGTTGGGCACCAAGACGCAACGCCAGTAGGTTGACGAGATGACAACGCCGTCCTTGAGAATGTCGGTAGTCTTTCGGACATTGACACAGCCATTTGGCTGGATGTCAAACTGCGAGATGTAGGTGACTTCTGAAAGTGCCATGATGGTTTCCTTTACACAAAATAGGTGGCTGTGAAACGCAAGTACTCAACGGTTGAAGCACTGCATTGCATTTGATTAAAAACGCCATTGGTAGTGTCAGTGTCACAGGCGCGGAAGTTAACCCTTGTCCCAGTCGCCTCGACAAGGCCGACGATTTGATTTGGCCCGGTCAGTAGATTGCCAAACGGGTTGGCGTTAAATTGAACGGCAAAAGTGAAAGACCCGGTTGCCGAGGCGACAAATGGCAAGCCGTTCACATAAAAATCGCCCGTTCCAGTGAATGATGTGACATAGATAACCGCCATTACAGTTACTTGTCGGCCAATTTTTGTGTAGGTTCCAGTTTGTTCAACACCACTAAATGTGCCTGCTGTAGTCCCACCGGCGGGCACCGGTGTCCAAGTCCCCTCCTCATAGTCATCCAGCGTGTTGGCGTCAGAGGATGCGGATTGGGTGGCGGGGAAGGTGACGCCGGTGCCAGAACTGGTTGGGGTTGTGCCTCCGACACCGATGTTTTGATTAAACCGAACTCCAGAGCCGTTGGTTTCAAAAACCATCACGCCCTGAAAATTGTTGTTCGCGCTGTTTGGCTGAATAAATGTCACGCCATTTCGGAACATCACCTCGCCACCAGTACCACTAAAATTTCCGTTAGCGTTGCTGGACGGATCGTAGTTGATGCTGACGGTTTGATTCCAGCCAGCAGGAGCGCCGACAACCAATGCGCCATAAGTGCCGGGGGCGTACCCAAAGCCAGACTGCTTGATCGCTGGAAAGCGGTTGGTGTAGCCGACTTGTTGCAGGACGACCTGACCAGAAGCGCCAGATGCGGCAATCACAGGGTTCCCATCCCCGTCCGACAGCACGATGTTGTTGCTGGAAGTGCGGATGTCGAGGCCACCTTGGTTGCCGTTGTAAGCGCCAACGATGGTGTTCTTGGAGCCGGTGGTCATTTCTTGCCCAGCGCCATATCCGCCAGAGCCGACAAAGGTGTTATACGCTCCGGTGGTTGCGTTATACCCAGCCCGCTTTCCAACAAAGGTATTTTCGGTGCCCGTGGTCAGGTATCCGGCTTGCCAACCGACAAACGTGTTGTAGGAATTAGTGGTGTTGCTATATCCGGCCTGAAGACCGATCAGCACATTGCCAGCACCGGTCGTGTTGCTGTATCCGGCTTGATGCCCCACGGCCGTATTATTAGAGGCAGTGGTGTTATTAAACAGGGACCCTTGTCCAACGGCCACGTTGTTGGAGCCGCTGGTGGTCGCATAGTTGGCATTGATGCCAACGGCCACGTTGTTTGAGCCGCTGGTGGTTCCCTGCGACGCGTTTGTACCGATTGCAACGTTGTTTGTCCCCGTGTTGTTGGCCACGGTTCCAGAACCCGCCAGCGCACTCGCCCCCAACGCCGTATTGTTGTTGTTGGAAGCAGCGCCATATCGTATACCTGCTGACGCCCCCACATAGGTGTTAGACGTAGAGGCACCTCCTACATCAAAGTAGCCCGCCTGATATCCGATGTACGTGTTGTTGATACCAGCGTTCTGGCTATAACCAGCTTGCGATCCTACGGCAGTGTTTGTCCCGCTCGTGGTCTGGCTGTACAACGCTTGATAGCCCACAGCGGTGCTGTGAGAAGCGGAGGTATTTTGGAACAGCGCACCCGAGCCCATCGCGGTGTTGTAGTTGCCTGTGCTGTAGTACAGAGCCACCATGCCCACAGCGGTGTTGTCCGCGCCCGTGGTGTTTGTTGACAGGGCACGCCCCACAGCGGTGTTGTTGCCCCCGGTTGTATTGCTCAACAAAGCATCACGTCCAACCGCAGTGTTCCAACTTGCCGTTGTATTCGCAGCAAGGGCGTTGTGGCCAACGGCTACGTTTACGCTGCCCGTTGTGTTTGCGGTCAGCGCATTCGAGCCAACAGCCGTGTTGTCGGCGCCGGAGTTGTTCGCGGAATAAAGCGCACGATAACCCACACCGGTGTTGTTAGAAGAGGTTGCTGGCGTGTAAACGGCCTGATACCCAAGAGCCGTGTTGGCGCTGCCGGTGGTGTTGCTGTATGCCGCCTGATAACCAACAGCAGTGTTGTTAGAAGCGGTGGTGCTGGAGTTGAGGGCTTGCACTCCAACGGATACGTTGTTTGCACCTGTGGTGGTGCTGTATAAACTCAATGCACCAACTGCGGTGTTGTTGCTGGCAGTTGTGTTTGCGTTCAACGCAGCACGCCCAACTGCGGTGTTGTAGTTGCCTGTGGTATTGGAGTGAAGCGCGGGCCCAAATCCAGTTGGGGTGTCATTACCGCCAACCGCTACGTTCATGTGGCCCGTGGTATTGCCATATCCAGCCCTATAGCCAAAAGCATCAACACCCCCGGTTGTATTGCTAAATGCCGCCAAACCACCAACAGCCGTATTGGTTGCACCCGTGGTGTTGCTGTAAGCGGCCTGATAACCAACAGCAGTGTTGTTAGAGGCGGTGGTGTTGGAACGCAGTGCCTCGTTACCCACGGCGACGTTTTGCGAACCTGTGGTGTTAAATACCAATGCCGCCTGACCAAGCGCCGTCAAATTTGTTCCAGTCGTGTTGGTGTACCCGGCATAGTAACCAACGGTGGTGTTGTTGGAGGCGGTGGTGTTGGAGTACAGGGCTAGAGTACCAACTGCCACGTTGTACTGGCCGGTGGTGTTTGTGAAAAGCGCCTGCGTTCCCAGGGCGGAGTTATTGAAGCCGGTGGTGGTGTTGTACGCCGCCTGATAACCAACAGCGATATTGCTGTTGGCAGTGGTGTTTTTCTCTAGAGCACTCAAACCAATGGCGGTGTTATAACTGCCTGTGGTGTTAGCAAACAGCGCAAACATGCTGCCAGCCGCGTTGAAATTTCCGGTCGTATTGCTGTACAGGGCCTGATAGCCGAACGCCGAGTTCTGCTGACCTGTTGTGTTAAATCGCAGTGCCTGAACACCAACGGCAGAGTTGAAAGCCCCCGTCGTGTTTGCCGCCAGCGCATCCGCGCCCACCGCAGTGTTGGTGGACACAGCACCTGCGCCACGGCCTACGGTGATGCCGTAGATGTTGGCATCAAGGCCGACGAACAGCTTCTTGGCCACGCCCAGGCCACCATCAGTTTGGATTGAGCCGGTGGTCGTGCTGCTGGAGTCAGTCGTGCTGTCAACGGTAATCGTGCCCGTGACGGTCTCATTGCCGCCAATGGTCGAATTGCCAGCTAAGAACAGGTTGCGAGGACGCGTGGCACCCGACGCACCGATGTCATAGGTGTTGTCGGTGAAGATCAGATTGCTGGTGATCGTGCTGTTGATGGTCAGCGTGTCGCTGGAGCTGTCGCCCACAGTCACGTTGCCGTTCAGATTCACGCCACCGGTCAAGGTCAGCGTGCCGCCGACCGACAGGTTGCCACCAATCGTGGCAGCACCAGCCAGGAACAGATTGCGCGGGCGCGTCGCGCCGCTGGCACCGATGTCGTAAGTGTTGTCGGTGAACAGCAGATTGCTGGTGATCGTGCCAGTGACCGTCACGTTGTCGCCAGACGCATTGCCCAGGGTGACGTTGCCGTCCAGGGTCGTCGCGCCCGAGGCGTTGAGCGTGGTGAACGCGCCGGTGGACGCGGACGACGCGCCGATTGGCGTGCCATCGATCGCACCACCGTTGATGTCGACAAAGTCAAACATCTGGATGACGTTCGTGCCATCCACATACAGGTGCGCCTTGCGGCCGTTGGGCACCGTGATGCCCGTACCAGCCGAGGTCTTGACCGTGATGCTCTGCGAACCCGTCGTGTTGTTCTGGACGATGTACTGCTTCTCGCTGGTCGGAACCACCAGTTCGCGAGTAGCCGTCAGACTGACCGCAGACGTGACGTTGAGCACCAGCGCACGCGCGGCCTGGGCCGCGTTGCTGTTGCTGATACTAATGGTCAGGTTGGCGTCCGACGCATAGCTGACCGCGCCATAACCGACGATGGCCTGCTCCAGGGCTGTTCCCAGGTTGGTATTGGTGATGTTCCCCCATGTTCCCGAGTTCTCCCCGGTCGCCATGAGTTCGATCTTCAGGTTGGTTGAATAAGTGCTTCCAGGCATGTTCTCGTTCCTTTACGTAGTGACCTGTGTCCAAGTCACGGTGTTGCCGTCGTTGACAACCGCCCAATTTTCTGTCTGGGAATCGTCCACATTTTGCCAGTTGGGGGTCTGGTTGTCATCAATCACGCCCCAAACAAGCACCGTGCCGACTTGTCCCTGGGCCTGAACGCCGGTCACCAGAACCGAAGCGTTGGCAGCGACGATCACAGAACCTACCAGGCCCGTCGCTGACAGCCCAGTAACCGGCACATTGCCGCTTCCCTCAACGGTAACCGATCCGACCTGGCCAGTGCCAGCCACCCCGGTGACCGAGACATTGGCATCCGCCCCGACGGTAACCGATCCGACTTGACCTGTCGCTGAGACCCCCGTGACGTAGACGTCAGCATTGGCTGCGACCGTCACGTTACCCAGTTGCATCGTACCGGCAACGCCCGTCACCAGGACGTTGGCGTCACCCGTCATCGAGACCTGGCCAATGTAGCCGACCGCCGAAACGCCCGTCACCAGGACATCGGCGTTGGCCGTGACGACCACAACCCCAATCTCAGCGGTGGCTGTCACTCCCGTGACAGAGACATTGGCGTCGGCCGCAATGGTGACGCTGCCGACAGCGCCTGTGGCTGCTACGCCTGTGGACAGGACGTTGGCGTCGCCTGTGACGGCCACCGAGCCCACTTGGCCGGTAGCCGCAACGCCTGTGACACTGACATTGGCATCTGCCGTGACCGTGACCGCGCCCAAGAACGCGGTGGCCGAGACGCCAGTAAGGGTGACATTGGCGTCACCCGTGATTGCAACCGATCCAACCGACCCCGTCCCGGTGGGCAAGTCGGCAAGACTTTCCCCCCAGGGGTCCTCACCCCAGCCTACGCCAGAGGCATTCCATCCTTGGAACGCAACGGTTGCATCGGCCACCTGCGTTCCTTACGCGATGCGGATGATCGCACTGGTCGAGTCGGCAGTCGGGAAGATGATTGTGAAGGTGCCGTTGGTCGAGGTCTTGGCACCACCAAAGTCCAAAATACAGACTGACGGATCGCCTGCAGCCGAGTCGTTGTAGATCATCGCGCCATACGCGGTGATCGTCGCACTGGTGAACGACAGGTCCGCAAAATCGGTGAACGCGGTCGTGCCCGAGCTGGTGGGCGTGACGTTCGTCAACGCGCCGCCGCCCGCCGAGTAGGTGCCGGAGTTGGCGACCTCGCCCGAGGCAGTGTAGGCCGTCGTGGCAGCGGTGAACGACGGGGTGTTGTCGTACAGCGCCAGCTTGAACGTGTTGCCCGTGCCAGTGGTGAAATTGTGCACCGCCTTCATCAGCTCCACTTTGAAGCTGGTGCACATGAAATTGCCTGAGAATGCCATGATTACTCTCCTAACAGGTGGACCAGGTCTGGATATCCCGCCTCTCGCAGACGGTGAGCGATCGTTGCACGGTCCTGTTCAACGGCCTCCTTCAGGTAGAAGGCAACCACGTGTTTGACAGACTCCTTGAACGCTCGCGCTTGTTCGCGAACCGCAGGGTGAGACTGGTCTCCAACATAGATGATCTTGTCGGCCGCGCGCTGGGCCAATTCGTCAGCAGACCAGCCACGCTGATGCGTAGTCTCGACCTGCACACCACCAACAAGAACGGGGGAAGAAACGCTGATCATGGTCCGGGTGACTCCGATTTAACTGGTATGCGCATCATGCCATCGCGGTACTCATCGCGACGACGACGACCTTGCTGTTCAATGCCCAGACCCTGCAGCGCTTCCTTGTACGCCTGACGGAAGTACGAAAGCATCTCGGCAGGACCCTTGGTGTAGCTGTACGCTTGGATCAAACAGGCATACAACAGCGCCTCGGGCGCGTTGTTGCTGATCCAGGTCGTGGGGTTGGTCGACGAGAGCTGCGTGGGTCGGTAGATGTACCCCAGCTCTACGGTGTAACCGGACGACGGCGTCGGAGCCACATAAAAGGTGTTCTGGTCCCACACAGCATAGTACTTGGGCACGCCAGTAGCTGCGCCGTCAGGCCAGTACTCCTTCATAAAGGAGGTGTCACGGAAGTCCAAGAAGACCTGCTCGCCCGCAACCGTGACCATCAAGTACCGATGGGTCAACAGGTCCGAAGGAGCGGCCAGGAACTTGTTGTTGGCGGTTAGATTGCCGCTGACTTCCAGCTTAAAAACGTCCAGGTCGATCTCGCGAAGAATCTGGTTCTCCGCCATCGTGATGAACGTGTTGATCACCGAGTTGGTGAAGACGTTGGCCCCCACCTCGGTGTAGTTTCGGATGTTGGTGACAAGCTCGTCGTAGGTCATGATGTGCTCACAGTCACAGAACCGACGACGCCCTGCGCAATGAGCGCCTGGCCTTCGACATAGGGCCGCATGTCATTGGTGTTGCGGGCACTGCCGTAGCTTTGGAAAGCCGTAAAGCCTGGCGCACCCACATACACGGACACGGGTTCAATGCGATCGGGCCGAGGATCGCGCAGGGCAATGGCATCGCCGCGATAGCGCAAAGGCTCCAACTGCGGCTCTTTGGGCTCGTAGTCGTCCGGGCACACCATGTACCCCTGCCACTGCTTGCGCAGGACGTTGTACGGGTACCGCTGGCCACAGAAGTCGCACAGCGCAAAGGAGTACTTGCCGGTCGCGTAGGCCATGCTACACCCCCAGGTCCGGGACAAACTGCACGCTGGCAGTGTCTCGGTCCTCCATGGCCGCGCGGTTGAAGTCCTCTTCGTAGATGGCCTTCAACGCCGCTGTGCGGTCGGCTGCAAACTTCAGGGACAGGTAGTAGGCCAGGCCCGATGCCAGGCAAGGCAAGAAGCGGAAGTTGATGTCCGCCACGTTCGTGTAGTCGCCCGCGTCTTGAATACGACGGATGCGGTAGTACACAAAGGTGTAGGTCTGATCCGCTGCCGGGTAGAAAAACACCTTGGGCGTGTTCGTCCGCTGGACGTAGAACTGCGCAGGGCGCGCCTGCGAGGTCTTGTCGGGGACGTTTAGCCAGTCTTCCCGGCTGATGCGCTCAATGTAGACATCACTGTTGATGCCTTGGTTGTTCTGGCGAATGATGGCTTCCAACACATTGACCGTATCCGTCGAGAGACTGATCTCATTGACGCCCTGAGTCAGGGTGTAGGTAGCCTGTTCAATCGTCCACAGGTTCAACCCGCGATTGGCCCAGTCAAGGAAAAGCAGGTTCAACGAGCGGCGTGCAGTGGCGAGCTGGTACCCGCTTTGCGGCCGCATGCCGCAGCGCTCGTATGCCTCCTCGACCAGGTCGTCAATCGACAGGTCAAACGTGGTCGTGCCAGACGTGCTCATTTACTCGCACATCCCACCTTTGCGGTAGCCCTTGGCCATCATCCCGCCGCCCATGTAGCCCTTGACCTTTTGGCCCATGGCCATGCGCTTGTGCTGGTTGATAGCCCCGCCCTTCTTCATCATCACGGGACCCGTCTTGGTGCTCGTCTCCGAGACCATCTTGTTTTTTGCACCGCTCATGACGGCACCGCCACCACGAGTGGCGCAACCCATTCCTTTTCCAGCCATGATCAGCCTCCTCGTTTCATTGCACGGCCCTTGACGTCGGCCGTTTTACGTTTGACAGCGCGGCCCATCTTGTCCGCCATGGCCGAGTTCTTCATCATCGTGCCATCCGGCATCCGATGCATGCCCGCCATGCCGCCCTTTTTCATCTTGCCGACGCCGTCGGCAGCAAAAGATGGCACAGACTTGCCACCCTTCTTGACCATCTTCATCTTGCCCTTCATCGGTTTACCCTACCTTTCGGAGTTCATCCAACTTTACTTCGAGCCGGTTGAACCGTTGGTCCACGTGGCTCACGAACTTGTCAAAGCGGTCATCGACTTCCTTGCGGGTGACATGGTCCCGAGCAACCTCTTCACGAGTTTTGTTCAGGAGGATGCCAAGCCTGCTCAGTTCATCAAATTTGCTCTTCAACAAGAATCCCATTACACCCACAATCGCGGTCAATACCACGTTCCAAATCATCATTTCCACGGGTCAGCACCTCCACCTCTTGCGAGCCTGGCGAAGCCTGCTGTTGGGGTCCTTTGCAGCCTCTGGAAACATCTTCATCTGCCCCTCTGAACGAGCACAGTAGGACGCGCGCCGTTTGGCACGATCGCCCGTTGGGCTCTTTTCAGTGACGGCGGTCTGCAGCTTGCTACCAGGGTTTGCGCGGCGATACGCCTGCACACCCTTTTTCGTCATGCCCGCACCCGACTTGGTCGAGCGAAAGTTTCCGCTCTTGACCGAAGTCTTAATGCCCATGCCCTTCTTGGTAGCCATCACGCAGGTGCTCCGCCTTCAAACAGCAGCGTCACGCTGGTGATTTCCGCAGAACTCACCGCAATGTAAATGCCGTCGTCAAACAAGATGCCCATGTCCGGGATGATCAGGTCTTGCGAACCCGCAGATGCTGGGGTCGTCAACGCCAACTTGGTCGTACCCCCACTGCCACCGCTCTTGAGCGTCAGCGTCGCGGGCGTGGCCGTGTGCGTGAAGTACACCCCCAGCAACCGTGAACGGCCATTGACGCCCTGCGCAGAGGTCGTCTTCTGGACCGCTTGAATGTTGCTGAAGCTCATGGCGGCCTCCGATTAAACGAGGTCGCGAGCTTGCAGGTACAGCACCGTGACAGTGGCAGCGCCCGTGGTGCCATCACCGTTTTGAGCGGTGAAGTCAACCAGCACTTGAATGTCGGTGGTGCCGACATCCGTAGCCTCGGTGTCCAGAGTGCCGCGCGTCGTGCCAAGCGACTTCACCGAAGTGCTGGGAATGAACGCGTCTGCATCGCCGGAAGTACCGACTACAACCGCAGCCGTGCCCGTGTCGTTGTTGACCGTGGTGACGTTCAAAATGACGTCGATGATCTGCGAGCCAGCCGGAATCGTGGCCACAACCTGATCGGCTGCGGTAGCCCCGATGATGTCGATGACGGCCGACTGCGCCATCACAGCAAAACCGACGTTGGCGACGTTGGTACCGACAGTGGTGCCGGTCGTTTGGGAAATGGGGCCAGCTTTAAGCGGGCCCGAGAAGGTAGAAGCACCCATTTTGGTCCTCACATGCGAGTTATGGTACGTCTGTCTGCATGTCGTCAGCCGGGACTGTCAGACGTACCGGAATGACCCCGGAATGACCTCAATATACTCGAAGTCAAGAGAAAGAAAAAGGGGGCTTTCGCCCCCTTTTTCACTGCCCTATCAAGCTCCGGGGCAACCGAAGAGACCGCGAGGGTCGCTGAAGCCGAAGCTGTAGCGCTCGCGAGCCTTGTACCGCACGTTGCCGGTGTCGAAGTCGCCCTCGAAACCAGTACGAATGGCCACACGTTGGAACATCTTCATGCCGTTGGGCGCGTCGGTCTTGATGAACCAGGCGTCCGGGTCGGTCAGGAAGTGGTTAACGGTGTAACCCTGCGGCACCATGCCCATGTTGCGGACGGCGTTGATGTCGTTGTCGGCCGTACCAACGCGAAGCGTGGACTTCAGGATACGGTCGGCGGTGAACATCAGCTCCTTGGGGATGATGAGCTTGAGGCCCTGGACAGCGATCTTCAGGCCGCGTTCGTCGGTGAACGCAGCGATGTCGATCAGTGCCTGCTCCAGAGACGTTTCCGACAGGTCAGCCGGGGTGGTCAGCTCGTTCTTGAGGTCCGGGCCCGACAGGGTCGGGTGATCCAAAGCACACAAGGGCTTGCCGTCACCGCCGATCGAGGTGTCGAAAGCGCCGTTCAGAACCGAAGCAGCTTTAATCTGCTTGGTCTGGGCCATGGAACGAGCCAGTGCCTTGGTGTAACGGCCAGACAGACGATCGTAGAGGTTGTCCTCCACGGCTTCTTCCGTCAGCGAGAACGCCAGGGCGATGGTCTCGTGGGTGTAACGAGCGGTGTAGACCTCTTGTGCCTGGTCGTAAGCGACACCAGCACCTTCAGACTTCACCGGAGCCTCAGCGAAACCCGACTCCATGACCTCTTCTTCAAACGCGCGGTCTGAAGATTCGATCGAGTAGATTTCTTTGTGCTCTTCCTCGTAGTTCTTGTACTCAAGGCCAAACAGAGCATTGAGGCCAGGCTCAAGCTCTTTGACCAGTTGTGCGCGGGAAATTGCCATGACTCAGCTCCTTTACTGACCAGCAACACCGGCACTGCCGTACAGGTGCTCATTGATCTTCACAACAACCACGGTGTAA